ACCTTGCAGATTATCAATAGTTGTACCACTATCACTACCACGAACAGGTAGGAAAAAATCTTCAGTAAGGTTTTGGATATTGTATTTTAAGTTATAATCGCCAGTATTTTTATCAACAAATGGAGTTTTCTTCATTTTGTTAATAATCTTTTGCATATAGTTATCTACCTCTTGCGGTGGAATGTTACCAATATCAATTTTGAATACTCTCTTTTCAGGTGCTCTCATAATACGATGAATTAACATCGCATCTTCCATAAGAGATAATTGTTTCCAAATTCTTCTTGCACCTTCAACCATTGATTTGCCATAAGGTAAAAAGTTAGTGTCTGATAGCATTCTGAAGTGAGCCATTTCGTATTGCTCATATTCCTTTTTACCAAATCTGTCCAATTCCACCTTATACTTAACATAATCAGGATTATTTGGGTCAGTACCTTCTAATCTCTCTACGTTATAAGTTGAGTGTGGTGCTACGTTGATAATACCTTTACCAGGCATAATTTCTAATGCTAAGAAAGCATCACCATATTTTACTAAGTTTCTAATCCAAGGCCATAAGTTAAATTCCACATTCATTATATCATAGAATAGATTGTGAAGCATTTCTCTTACGTTCTCATTCGTTGATTTAATTTGAAGAACATCACCATATTCATTCTTGGTTGTGGATTCATCTGCATATATGTCTAATGCTGAACCTATAATCGGGTCCATATCCATAGCATCATAATCTCTAAAAAGTTCTCTACGAACTTGGTGATATGCCATTGATTGAGCACCTTGATGTGTTTCGAAGTAAGACCTTTGAAGTTTTGTGTACCTATCTCTTAGGTTTACAAAGTTTGTATTCAGCTGTCTATCTTCAACGTCAACTACTCTACGTTTACCTTCTTTATCAACGGTTACGATTGCATTAGTTGAGAATAGTTTTTTAAGTCTCCCAAAGAAACTCCTATCGTCTTGGAATTGTTCTGCCATAATTTATTTTACCATTTTCTACAAGACCAATATCTTGCTTTTGTTCTTGGACCAGGATTATCACAATTGTGTCTTGCTCTGAAGGATTTTCTTCTATCAGGATTAGACTTCTTAATTCTCATTGTTTTATCTCCAAAGTTTACCTTAACTACTTTACCTGTTTTAGGATTCTTAACATAAACTTTAAACTTTTTAACATCACCTTGCATTGGTTTACCTAACTTTACTTCTCTACCCTGATATTCTGCCTCGTAAACACAATTACAATTAGCTTCATCTAACGATTGTGAGTAAGATTTAAGATAATTTATAAAATCATCCATATCTTCTTGCTCAACATCCAATTCATCATAATCATCAATTGGGTTATCGGCTGGTTGGTCTCCCTTAGAATATGCTTTATTTACATATTCATCTTCTTTTAGGATATTTGTTAATTTAATCATTTTAGTCTCCTTTTATTTTGACATATACCATAAATATCGGAAAATATCAAAACACTATAATTTACAACCACTGTGTTAAGTCCTCAAAATTATCACCAATTCTCATTTTCCAAGGGTTATCATCCCTATCGGATGGTCCATAAACACCTTCGTATTGTTGATTTGATGAAATACCACCCAAAGTTCTTTTTGTAAGGTCTATTCCTTCTTGTCTTAATCTAAGTGCCGTATCTCTTACCCACAACCCAATACAAAATGCCATCACCAAATCATCATTATAACTTTTCATAGCCTCTGCTCTACCATTAATGAATATGAAAGTAAACAATTCATCTATCAAACGATTTGAACGAACTGTTACTGCTTTTTCCCTAAAGTATTCATCTAATTTAGATACAATCAAAGGTCTAGTTTTAGAAGTTGTTGAGAATCCAGCAACCATTTGTTTTTCGTCAGCTCTATATTTGTTTCTCATTTGGTGTTCAACATCTACATACTTTAAATCCTTACTCATATAGAATAAGTTTTTATATTGTCTATCTATACATTGTTGAATACAAGCCCATCCAATATTTGCATTTTCTATTACTAATAATGCATCATTATATTCTGTTGAGAGATTGACTAAGAAGTTTCCAAAGTCTTTTGTATCAATTTTTCCTTTATATTCAGCAACTTGTGTACAAGTTGTAATATCCATAACATGTGCGGCTGAATAGTCACTTCCATCTCCTCTCGCCACATCGGCTATCACCATATATGAACCATTTGCCATTGGATATTCCCATCTCCAAAGGTTTCCATCAAATCCAGTCTTTTCAATTGGGTCTTGGCAAAATGTTTCTTTGTAAAACATCAATAGTTCAGGATCAATAACAGTATCACCAGAAGATACGAAATCACAATCACATTCTTGAGCTGCTTTCTTTTGTCCTAATAGTTTTTCTTGTTCATCTCTCCATTGTTGTCCTCTTTCAGGATGAACTGTCCAATGCAATCTAATTGTATTGAATGGATTTTGTCCTTCCTCTGCACCTAACCAAGTTTTGTGAAACCAGTTACCCACACCATTAGGAGTAGAAAGTGCAATACAACTACCACCCGTTGATAAGGTAGATTGAGCTGCCACCCAAATCTCATCAATATCATCAATAAAAGCAGCCTCATCAAATATAAGAAGTGATAGGGCTTCGGAACGTCCTGCATCCGGAGAACTAGCAATAGCCTTAATTTGAGAACCATTGTGTAAACGAAGGGAAAGTTTATTATCTTCCAAAGAACCACCCTTCAACCAAGAAGGAAGTAATTCATGCATCACCCTTACTTTAGTTACTAAGTTTTTTGCTACATCTTGCTTTGTTGCAATAACCAATACATTGAAATCCGAATTGAATAACATTTTCCAAAGTGCATAACCAGCTGATAGCGTTGAGATACCAGTTTGACGTGATTTCAATACTATATTAAAACGATTATTTGCAAATTGAGTTAATGTTTTTTCCTGAAATGGGAAAAGGTGAAAAGGTATTTTACCTCTCACCGGATGCTGAATCATACAATATTTTTTCATAAAGTGTATAGGGTCACTAGCACACTTTTTGTATTCTTCTGCAATAATCTCTTTTAAAGATTTCTTTTGTGTTATACCTAAATTTTGAGCCATTAATCAATTGGTGGTTTAACTAAATCGTAATTTTTATCTTTAAGTTTTTCCCAAGCCTCATTTCTTAGTTTTTTTGCCTGTTGTATTTCTTCTTCAAATCGTGTAATATCAGCAAGTATTTCTGCCTTTAATTCATTTACATCTCTTTCCATACTCCACTTTTCAAGCGTACCATCTTCTTGCACAACTTCATAATCTTGCTTAGCATCATTGTACGCTTGTTGAAATTGTGATACTACATCTTTACCATACGAAATCATATTATTGTATATTTTATAATCTTCATATGCTTCCCACAACCCATCTAATTTAATTGTTAATTCTTTTTTTGCTAAACAAGTTGCACAATATCCAGTTTTTGAGATGAGTTTTTTATCAGCTCTACTTAATTTAATTGTATTACAAGCATCACCCTTGCAACTATTTAATGCAGCTAGGTAAGCTCGTGTCTCAGCCATTATATCACCCAATTCGGATACTTCTACTTTACCAGCAGCATGTTGCTCCCAAGACTTTCCGTTTTCATCAGTCCATCTTTCACCAACCTCACGTTTTACATTTTGTTTATCTGCCCCGGCGAATGATATTTGTGTATTTTTTTCATAATCACCGCCTGTTAAAACCATATTTACCAACTTTCGGCGGGTTGGATGCATGTACTTTTTTTGAAATTCCTTTGCCATATTAGTTTTGATATATTCGTATATATAAGTATATCAAAATTAAATAAAACGATTATCTTCCGTACTTAAAGATACCCAATATTTGATTTAATGGTGCAAATGCTCCAGTCAATTTATAGGTATTTCCCCCATAAACGAAAACAATACCCTCATTTGGAACAATTTTATCAAATCCACCTAAAGAATTTAAGCGGCTTAATTCAATTTTTAATTTATCAATTTGTTGTGGATTTCCAGAAGCTTTTATTTGCTTAATTGCAGTTCCCAATTCTTTTCTTAATTGTTTGGTTGCATCCGAAGGATTGGCGGTAAGTACAGATTCCATAAATGATAATACATCAGCACCAACACCTAAAAAGATTTGTTCAAACTTCATTATGTTTTCTTTCATAATCTTTTGCTGGTCTTGCTTATCAGTTTTATCCGCCCATGCTTTTATCTTCTGGTCTTGTATTTGATTTATACGCATTGATTTATCACCAAAAGCCCATCTTTTAACCAACCCTATTTTTGAATTTATGTCTAATTTTTTTGCATTCTTTTCAACATAATTTTGCCACCAAGCCTGATGGTAATCTGCTACTCCAGCTGAATCAGAAAGTTTAAATTCGTTTTGCAATTTATTAACCATTGATATATACTTTCCTTGTAATTTAGAAAGTTCTTGAGATTTTGGTAATGATTGTATTGGGGGTCCCTGAATTGTGTATGTATTTTGTACATGCTTATTAACTTGCTTAATCATACCAGCTAAGATAGATGCCGCCTGTTGGTTCTCTCCGATTACTTCACCTTCTTTATTATATTCAAAAGTTCCGTGAAATACTAAAATGTTTTGTCCATATGGTATTACGTTTGAATTCTTTGGATATATTACTTCCAAATTCATAAAACATGCACCATCTTTAAATATCTTCTTACGTTGTGGTTCAGTTAATCCTGCTATTGCTTTTGAAAGGTCATTCATAGCAAATGTATAAGCATCTGTAAGAGCACCTCTACCAGCAAATTGTTTTGCAACCTGCCCTATAGTCATTGCACCTTCACCTTTATTTTTTGTATGAGATTTATTTCTTGCGGCAACCAATCTACCATTTACCCAACTAATTGCCAATGCCTGTCCATCAGTTTTTTCTCTTGCTAATTCCAAATCACCATTAAGAGCTTTAGTTACAATATTTTTAAGGTCACCAAATGTAAGATTCATCTGAATGTCAAATGGGTGATTCATATGTCCATATGCTCCACCTTCTAAAAGTAAACCTTCACTTAGTGGGGTTTCAATCTTTGATAATTTACTATAATAATTTGGGTCTTCGTATAAATGGTCTAATGCTATTTCTTTTGCAACATTTACATCGGTTGTATGCTCTCTTTCTACTGCATATCCTTTTATAAATTCGTTCTTTAAAGTCTGCTGACTAACTTTATGGTGTTTAGCTATATCCGATAGTGTCATACCTTCGGCTTTTCCACCTGGTATTTTATCTTCTTTTACTTTAGTGTATTCCTCACTACCATCTTTATCCAATTTAGATTTTAATTTCTTAACATCTTTTGGATTTGGTGCTCCATTAATATATCCACCAGTCAAAGATAATCCAACACCAGCACCACCACCTAGTCCTTCTTTAATATCTTTCTTAGGAATTCTAAATGTTACGGCTTTCTTACCATTGATTGTTGGCATTCCCCATTCATCTTTTCCGATAGATTTAACAAAAACTTTTTTGTTTTTAAATTTACCCATTAAGATTTGGTCACCAATCTTAACATTTAATTTAATTTCTTCGTTAATATATTCTTTAAGAGATTTAAGTTTGAGAGTAATCATTTTGAATATTTGCTCATCAAACTTTGGATATGCTTTCATAAAACCTTTCTTTCTATCCGCTTCACTACCAGCACTTAACCAATAACGAACATCAGTTCCACTTATAGGATTTGATTGAGCAGGTGCTATATAAACGTACCCCCTATCCAAATATCCAGTATCTACTTTACCTTTATATGGTTTGAAGTATTTACCACTTAGACGTGAAGAATCTTTTTCACCAACTGCTGTTATAAATGCAGTAGTATCTGAATCAAATTTATTGAGTATTTCTTGTGGAGCGTATGGGTTTTTAATACTGACTATTTTGTTTGATGGAATACCAAACATCTTTGTCATTATTACTTTCTTTTCCTTAAACCCGAATGGAGATTTCTTTGAATCGGTTACATCGGAAGTTCCTACATAAACATTATCCCTTCCAAACTTCTTAACCAAATGGTCATACGTTGCGTAGTGACCCTTATGAAAAGGTTGAAAGCGGCCCGAATAGACAACTATTGTTTTGTCTATCTGAGCCGCTTCACCTAATATGCTTTCTATTAAAAATTGTGCTAATCTGTTCATATAGTTATTATACTATATAAATATTGAAGATTAACATTTATTAATTTCCATCAATTTTTACTTCACCTTCAGATGGTGCTTGTGGAGCTAATTGTTGTTTTTGCATTTCTGCAATTTGTTTTCTTGAAAGAGTTCCAGGTTGATATTGGATAGTTCCTTCCATAAGGTTCAAACGTCCTCCAGGATACCTATCATCCAAATCATCCATCATTTTTTTGAATTCATCATTTTTTTGTTTGAATTCTTCTTCAATTCTTATAACAGTTTCATCAAGTTTTCTCGATTCTTCCATTAAATCTTTTCTTCTTAAATAAAGATTTCCAAAATCAGTTACATAATTACCCAACATAGTGTTAAGGTTTTTAACTGAATTTAAAGTTTCTTCATCAAGTTTTACTGTTTCGATTTCAATTGTTGTTTTTGTAGGAATGTTATCTAATGACATAATTTATGTTTTTTTGTTTGTATATATAAGTATATTACTTTTTATTTTTTAAAATCTTAGATGTACTAAAGCCTGGTATTTTGTTGAAATATTCAATTTTTGGTACAAATTCTGCGCCTATTATTTGTTCATAACTATAATCGTTTCCAATTACCATAATATCAGGTCCCCATTCTTTTATTCTTTCGATTAATTCATCATCAGAATCAAAAGAGACCACAGAGTCAACACCATTGATAGCGGATAGAAACTCCATACGGTCAGCCAACGTATTGAACGGCCTTCCCACTCCTTTTTTTGAACGAACTCTTTCATCCGTATCAATCCCCATTCGTAAGGTGCCCAATGATGCACCATGTAACATAAGTCTGATGTGGCCAATGTGCAAAACATCAAAAGTTCCATTTATCCAAATTTTTTTCATTATAAGAATTTCTCTAATTCTTTAATTACCATATCAGATGTAATTAATTTAGTACATTCAAATTGTCTTTCAGTACCTTTGTGGTCTGGGCACCAATTCCAATCACCAGCATCTAAACGTATTCTATTGAAACATCCTTCACATTTCCCTTCCGGAGAACCTATTCTAACACAATCTTTCATTTCTGCCCATTTATAAGAAAAACCACTAATTAAGACTGTAGGTACATCTAATGCCCAACTTAACCAACTTAACCCACTACCAATTCCAATAAATGCTTTTGATTTTAATAATTCATCCATAACTAATTCAATTGGACCATCGGGGTGTTTGATAACTCCATTTGGAATTTTATTTCCCATATAATCATCACCTTCTTTGGATATAATTCTAACAACATACCCTCTTTCGTTTAACCAATCAACAACTTCTTGCCAACCTGTTGGATTATTCCAAAACTTAGATTGTGCAGTACCAAACATACCAATACAAACTTGTTTTAAATTATAATCTTTTGTTATGTATCTTTCTTTTATTTTAGGTTTAATTTCTTCATATTCTAATCCTAATATATCAGAACACATTTTTTGTAAAGTTGAACTTTTTGGGTCATTTGGATTTTTAAAAATGTTATGTGAATTATCTTCATTATAAAATAACCCAACACAATACATAGCGTATAAATTTTCAACATTTGTACCCGGCTGTACGAATTCAATATGTGGATACCCATTTTCAAACATATCATTCATAAAAGTTGAAACAACAACTTTACATTTATGTTTTTTTCTGAATTCCTCTACATAAGCAAACCAAGCTAAAGAATCCCCAAGAGCTTTTGAATCTAATGCTATATAAACTCTTTTTTCTTCTGCATTAAAATAATGTGTATGGAAATGATTATCGTTTTCATATATTTCTATACGCCAATCAATAAAATATTCTATACTACATCTAGACCACATATTGTTTTCTATTTCAGAAGAAAATACAATTTTATCAGAATTATTATCAATAAAATTAATTTTATATTTTGCTTTTTTTGGTCCTTTTATTTCAACAAAAGGTCCTTTAACAAAATGAATTAATACTTTGTTTTTTATTTCAACAATATTATTGTGATTCTTTTTTAAATTATCGTAAATCATTAATCCCAAGTTTTTATAGTTTCATCCAATAAAGAATATCCTTCTGCTTGTTTGGAGTACATTTTATTAGTAGTATATCTAGGTTTTGGATGGTGATAAAATATATGATTAAACCAAAGGTCGCCCACATCCCATTCACAATCTTTTATTCTATCCATCCACCAGCTTTTGTTTCTATTTGGAATTAAATAAGCGTGTGCAAGGTCTTGATTGTGTCCTGTTTTTGTAAACAAATCATCAATTCTATATTTTTCTCGTGATGGGTTATCTGCCAATCCTATAAAATATACATCATCTCTTTCTGAAATAAAACAGGCTTTATGAACTATGTTTACAAATTCTTCTAACCCTGTGTAAATAAATGCATCGGCTTCAAATATTAAAGTATAATCGTAATTCGTATCATCTATTGTTTCTATAGCGTTTCTATGTGCTAAATAACAACCATAATGTCTACCAGTTATCCAACCCAAACCAGCACCAGGATATAATTCACCAGGTTTATTATCTTTACTTAAATGCTCAGGTCTTCTACAATGTTCTGCCGGCGGTAACCCTTCATAAACCTTATTAACAATTGGTTGATAATCAATTCCATATTGACGTAATTGTTTTAAAGATTGAATAGATACTCTTTCACGCATATCATCCGGTCTTGTCAACATATGTTTTATTTGAATACGTGGTTTTTTACGAACAAAAGATAAAAAATCTTTTTGAATCTGTCCATAAAAAAAGTGATTAGCTGCATCTGTTACTCCACTAAAAACTCCAAAATCATCTCCACTAATAATTCCACCAGGTTTTACTTTATGATACCATCTATCTAACTCACCTAATACAAAATCTCTACTATGCCCACCATCAATCATTATATAATCAATAGAATTATTTTGAAATAGTTTAGAAGCATTTTCTGATGTATCTTTTATAGTATTAAACGCTTCATAATTATTTGAAATAAATGTGTTATCAACGAATTCATAAAATATATCTCCATTGAAAGACCCTACAATATCTATGTGTAATTCTTCATCTCCAGTTCCTTTAAATGTATCTATTGTTGTAAATGAAATATTCTTTTTAGAATCTCTAATTTTTTTTGCTAAATAATTTGTAGATTTTCCAAACCAAGAACCAACCTCAACAAATGTAGAATTAAAAGGTGCAGTTTCTACCATTCTATCATATAAATTTTCATATGAAAACCAACCAGGTATTTCGTAAAATTCAGGTTTTAATTTTTGAAGTAATAATTGTTTTGTTTTTTTAGTATCATCATCAATATATGTTACTAAATTATTGTTATCATATGTATCCAAAAAAGTATGCAATCTTCTAAATAAGCATGGGAGCTTGTAAGAAAGAGCTTCCTTTACCGATAATGGATTTAACTCTAATATTGATGAAAAATAAAACAAATCAGATGCTGCATAAAATGTATCAACATCATTTCGCTCTCCCCATATAACACAATTATCAGGTTTATGTTTCATTAGTGGCAACCAGTAATTTTCAAAGTTCATAGCTTGGTTTCCAACAAAATGAAATTTAATTTTATATTTTTCCAATTGCCTTGCTACTGAAAATATTTCTTTTTGATTTTTGCCCGGTGAAAATAATCCAACATTTAAAATATGCTTCCAAGTTGGGTCAAATCCTAATTTTTTTTGCGCTTCTTCTTTATCAAAATTATATTCTTCAATGGGATATTCCCAAAGTTGAGTTTCAACTCCTAAATTAGCATCATCAAATTTTTGTTTACTCCACTCAGATACCAAAACATATCTATCTGGATGATGTGTAATATCTAATGGATTTGTAAATGAACCATGTGTTGTTGCTACGATAAAATATTTTCTTTTGTTATCAAATATTTTATCTAATATTTCATTTGATAAATCAAATTGTGGGATTTCTTGAAAATGAATTATATCAGGTTTGTAGTCTTTAATTATATCAAGTATTTTAGATTTATCCTCACCTAAAGTATGTACAATAGCTAAAGATTTAATTCTATTTTTTTGAACTACAAACGCATCACCACCACTATTGTTTATTTCAACAACTTCAATATTAAAATCATTTAAAAAATGCTTTACTTGCTTATATGTATATTGTGGTTGTCCGCCTGTTGAAAGGTGTGGACATACATAAAGTAACTTTTTTCTATTTTTCATAACTTATTTACAAATATACGATTTTTTTTTGGAATTTCCAAATTATTTTTGAAACGTTACACTACCTTCATTCAGGTCTATTTCTCCATTTGGATATTTTTGATTCAAATCATTTAATAAAGTATCCAATTCAACGGAAACTTGCTTATATTCAGTTTCCGCTCCCAATATGATTTTTTTAAGCTCTGATAATTCTAAATACAACTCCCCTATATTATATATAAGTTCGGTTTTTTTGGTTGAAAGGTTTTTTAAGTTAATTAGTTGATATTCTTCTAATTTTTCAGTTTGTAACTCCATATGTTTTTATTTTAAATATATTTTAAATTTATAAAGAACCACTTATAAATGCTTCTAAACTAGAAACTTTTTGTGAAAGTTCTTGTATTGCTTTTACCATAGGTGATATAAATTCATTGTATGTAACAGACCATCCAGCATTTTGTTGTTCTTCATCATACCATTGTTGATTGTAAAGAGTACCATCAGAACCTGTTATAGAACCACTTGCTATAATTTCTTCAATAGGTCTTTTATATTCTCTTTCTAATGATTTGATAAAAGAAGAACCCGTATTCAATCCTTTAAAATCATCAGATGTTTTTCCAAGCGATTCTAAAGCAGTTAATACCTCTTGTGCAATAAATCCATATCTCGGTCTTTTTTTAGTACTTGATATGAAATTATATTTTACCGGTCTTAATTGTTTAATAAAATCCAAACCTAAATCGGAAGTGTAAATATTTTCTTTTAATTTTAAATCAGATAAATTATTAAAATTATCGGCATATATTTCATCCCAAAAAACTCCAGTACCCGAGTTACTACCCATATCTTGAGTTCCATTATGTGGTCCACCAGCAGTTCCCCAGCGTGTATCGGCGGGGTGTACATCATCTATAAAATGCGCTTGATATATACTTCCGTATTTTGGTCTATACGCTAAATCCAATCTTCCATAGCCCGGACTTGCATCATTTCCAGAAATGAATATATTTCCTGCTAAATAAAGGCTTCCACGTGAATCTATTGCATAGTTCGAAAATGCACCACCAGCGGCACCAAATGCCCAAAATTTAGATTGAGCTCCTTTTGCTTCAAAAATTATATCACTCGAACCAACTGATGTAGAAAGACGTGGAATTTGAACAAACGTTGATGTATCATTTGCTATCTGAATACCTCCAGTTGTAACTTCTACTATGTTTGTTGGTATTATAATAGTAAAACTATTAGAATTATAACCAATTCCATTATCAGTTACAGCAGTATTAATACCAGAAGTATGTCCATAAAATACTTCAGGTAACTCTGTACCAAAACTATCTACAGATACTGAACTTCCAGCTCTTGCGGATATTTGAATTGAATATCTAAATTTGTAATTTCCAGCAGAAGGGAAAGTAATAAATCTATCAGTAATTGCTGTAAATCCGCCGGTTGTGTATCCGGTATGAACGCCCGGTGTTGTATAATTACTATAAATCCAACTTGAACCATTCCACTCCCAATTATCAACACTGGTTGCGCTATAAGATGATACATTTTGTATCCAAACTCTAGCTATTTGACCCGTAGATTGGTTGACACCTTCTAAATACACATCAGCGCCAACAAACTTAGCACTTGCATATCCATTTTGACTTTCCCCAGGATACGTTCCAGGATTATTTGGATTATTTGCGTTTGCATAAATGGTTTGTGATGATAAATTATCAATTTGTAAAACACTAAATGTATAAAGATTAGTTAGTGCATAAGTACCTGCAGCAGGTATTGAATAATTTGTTGCAGTTTCAAAATTAGAAACATCTGCATATGAATACGGCCCATATTGCGTAGCAAATGTTCCAAATGCCGATACATCAGCTGGTGTTGTCCAATCCGGATATGGTGAACCATTTCCATTTGGTATATCACTTACACTTACGTTTGAACCACCAACATTTGTCAAATAGTTTACAGGAGATATGTTTAATTTTTTTTCACCCGCTAAATAAAATCCAAGTTCAGGTACAGTAGGGTTTAAAATAAGTTTTGAACCGGAATCTCGTAAGTTTCCACCCAATGCTTGTGATTCAATAATCCAATTTCCAATTCTACCATCGGTAGCTGAAATAGAACCTGTAATAGAGAAATTATTTTCTTCAAATTTAATTTGGCTACCAATTGGATTACCAAATCTTACTCTACCACTACTATCCATATAAAATCCAGAACCACTATTAAACGTTGCTGCTGTAGCAGAACGTATAATTCCACTACCCGTTCCACTTGTCTCAACACCCATAACTAAAGCTCTCGTAATAGTTGCGTCTTGAGCAAGTAAAATATCAGTTGCTACTGAACTAAATTGTGCACCAAAAGATTCCCAATATGTTGTATTAGTTGGAAGATTACCCGTTGTATTTTGTTTTGTTAAATAATATGCGTTATTATATTTTACAATATCTCTACGAACACCTGCTGAAAAAATGTATGCAGTTGCTGCATTATATTCACCCCTATAAACCACACCAGGTCCAGTATCACCAGCTGCTCCCGCTGCTCCTTGTTTGGATTTTGAAAAAGATTGAACTCTACTTAAAGAAAACAAATCTCCATTTATTTTCTTACCGGATAATGTATAATTAATACTTGCCAAATCAGCTGTCATATTGGAATGATTACCAACTACTGCGTAGTTACCACCATCGGTTACAGATCCGGCTGTAATATTGGTAACAGATGAGGATACTGCCCATTTACCCGGTGAAGTACCAACCCCATCATAATCCAATTGAGTTGCACCTTCATAAATGTATATATCAGTACCACTTCCAGCATAAGATGAAACAGTTCCATCATTTGCTGCTGGTAAAGTATGAGATTCATTTGTTACTATTACGGTTAATGCATCACTTCCTTCTTTAACCCTTGCTATTGAAACAGTATCAGTTATTGAATCCGCTGTTGCACTAATTTCAACCAAAGTATTTGTACCAAAAGAACCCGTTCTTAAATAAACAATATTTCCGCTTGTTGTTGTACTTCCACCCGTTGCAGAATCAAATAATGTTACGGATGGTGTTGTAGTCCAATTCGTTGTTGCGGAAATATTTTGTTTGTTTGAAGTTAATTCAATATAATTTGGAGAAAGCGAACCACTCTTTGTTTCAACAAATACTTGAGCAGATGCTTCTAATCTAAGTAACTTAGCTGCTATTGGTGCAATAGTCCAAGGACCGGAACCAGGATAACCTGTTCCTACATTTGTATTATTTGTAGATGTGTGGTTAGAGTTTGCTGTCCATGTATTTCCACCATATGTAACAATATCGTTTGTGTAGTAAACAGTTGCATCAGCCCAAGCTCCCATTAAACGTCCTTCGTTTACGCCAGGGGATGATTGTTTTATTGAACCAACAATAGTCAAAGTACCACCATCCCAAAATAATCCCTTACCACTACCACCATATTCTTTAATTGAAAATCTTCCTGTTGTACCATTGACACCATCTTCGTACATTCCTAAAAATATACCAGGTCT